ATTTAGAAACCGGTTTTGTATGAGACTTGTAGTCTCGTAGATTCTTTCTTCTTTCATAAGTTAACTGCGGTTGGTTATAGCTTAAACTACCCACTTCCTTTAAAGGCCTACAATTTAGTATAAATATTAACCTTTTTTCATTTCTTGGAAAGATTTTTCTTTTTTCTCTTCTTCTACCTCGATCTTCTTAGCAATGTCTTTTTGTGAGTCCTCTAACTTTATTTGAAGGTTAGCAACTGTTTTAGCATCAGACCCTTTAATAGTTATTATATTTAAGGCGCTGAGGAGTACTTGAATTTCTAATGTGTTTAGTTTTTGATTTATATACATACCTTTAATATAGGTAGCATAAGCTGTTTTGCAACTTAGAATATTATCCGGTTAGAGATTTATACTGTTGTTGTAGTTTTAAAACCGTATGATATAAGTCTACGACTTGAGATCCTTTAAAAGAACAATCTCGGAGAGTATTAAGTATGAACTCGATCTCTTTCGGGGAGAGGTTGTTCTTAGAGGGTTCTTCTTTAACGTTTTTTAGTATTCCCATGACTTTAATTTGTTATTCTTTATGAGTATATGTAGATTTCTCCACTGTCTACTTTTATATTTCCGTTTTCTTGGTATTTTGCAGCATCTGCTTGACCTGCATCTATATCTACTACTGCGCTCATATAAGCTTCCGGTGTGAATGTTGATAGTGCAGCGTTAAAAGCTGTATCAACTCCCCATCTTTCTGCTGATGCATCATATCCTAACAGGTCGCCGAAGTTTTGAGTACTTTGTTGTACGACTAGTCCACCGTCTCCTGCTGTTGAAGACCCAGAAGCGAATAAAACAAATCTATCTGCTACTAGTAGGTTTTGTGTATCTGCAAATGAAGCGGTTCCGTTTACTGTTAAGTCTCCGTTTACTATTAAGTCTGTTACTGTTGGACTTGCGTCTAGACCAACTATTATAGATTGTCCAGCTGTTGATGTAGTAATATTACTGCCGCCTATTATAGTGAATGTTTGTGAGGGTATACTTACTATACTAGCTCCACCGCTGTCTGCGTCTATACTTAATACTGTCTGTATTCCAGTTAATGTAGAACCGTCTCCTGTAAATGATCCGGTAAATGAACCAGTTGCTATTGTATCTAGAAGTTTTAGGTCTGATACAGTTGCTACTGCTGTTCCTAATGCTGCAGTGGTTGTACCTAATACTATAGAGCTGTTCGCTAACATAGTGTTGGTAACACCTGCTGCCTTAACTCTTAATGTGTCTGATGATATTTCTATTGAAGAGTTATCTACCTTAACGGATAGTGCAGTACCAGCGCCACCGTCTAGGCCGCTTCCAGCTATTGATGTGTTTAACTGGGTTGCAGTAATTCCAGCGTTTGCTACGCTTATTCCTGAAGAAGCTAATGCTAAGGTACTACCGTTTAATTCTACAGTAACTGTTGTAGGAGCTGATCCGTTAAAAGTGAAGTTTGCAATACCGTTACCGTCTGTTAGTGAGTTAGTAACTGTACCGCCTACACCTGTTAGTCCGGAACCATCTCCTATAAAGGAACCAGTAAATGAACCTGTAGCGCTTAAACCAGTTGCTCCTAGGGTCCTTACGACCGTCCCAGTGCCGTTACTTCCTACTGTTGTTAGTGAAGTTGCTCCACTACCTACAAGGAAGTTACCTGTACCAGAGGTTGATAAACCTGTGCCTCCGTTAGGTACTGTTAAAGATGTATCTAAAGATAAGGATGCTAGTTCTGCGGATGATCCGGAGACTATAATTTTTTTCCAATTCGCCATTTTCTACTATAAAGTATTAGGTTCTAAGTATTTGTATTTATAAATATCAACTGCCGAAGAAAAGATCACCGGACCCTGAAAAGAATATACCTCCTCGGGTAGCGGTTGGGGTTGTAACGTTCTCTTTTAGTAGTACTACTCCTTTGTAGTTGATTGAGAAGATATCTACTGATGCTGATGTAAGTGTGAATATATCCTCTGTTAGGTGTACGGAGGCGGATACGCTTCCGGTTACTATAAAGTCAGCGGGTGCTCCTAGGGGTCCTGGTATTCCTTGAATTCCCGGTACTCCTTGAGGGCCTGGTGATGTGACTTGTACGACCTTAGTGACAGGTAATGTTATTTCAATCTCCGGAGGGCAGTTGTTATCGACAATGTTTACCGTGTTATGAATAGTCTCTACTGTTACTTCATTTTGAACAGTCTCTACCATTACAGTATTCGGAATTAAATCAATCGTTATTTCCGTAGGTTCGGACATGTACTAGTCAGTTGTCTGTTTGAGGATAGTATATGTATAACTTTAGTAACCGGTTGAGTAATCTCAATTTGAGATGAACATTTATTACTAATAACAAGTACAGTATTTTGAGCAGTCTCTACCAATACATCTTTGATGTTTATATCAACCGTTATTTGAACTGGTCCAGACATCTATTAATCAGTTGTCTGTTTAGATAATCTTACTCTACCTTCTAATACCCTTGTTCTTAAAGCTCCAGATGTTATCTCTAGGTCATAGTATGCTTCGCCTGAAAAGTTTAAACTACTGGCTAGCTCATAACCTATATAAATACCTATACTGCCGCTTGTTGTCGGGTTACTTAAACTACTTCCAGAGAAACTTAAAAATGCATTGTCTGCTTTTTTGACGTAAGTATCGTTAAGACTTGATGTTAATGTTACATAGGTTTCTCCCGAACCTGAGTATAGTGAACGTATTTCCATTTTACCGGTATGTCCGGTAAGGTCAATCGGGATAGAGCCCGAACCTTTATACTGTAATTCAAAATCTACAGTAGTCCCTTGTTCTAGTGTAAAAGAATATCTCCCTGCCGCCATCTTTATTTAGTTATAAATATCAACAATGACAGGAAGATTCAATGTTTATGCTTTTTCTTGCGAGATAAACTCTCCTTTGTCTAGGTCTATAGATCCATCTCCGTACTTTTCGTTAAGGCTCTTACCTAGCTTTAAGTCTGATGTTTTTATTTCATCTAAAGTGTTATGTAGTTCTTTTTTTCTAGTATCTATATCATACTGGTAAGATTCTAAATTTCCAAGTTCTAATACTGTGGTTTGTCTTAATGCTTGAAGATCTTTAATACTCTTTAGTTCCTCTTCTGTTAACTTGCTGTTTTCCATTTTTATACTTTTATACTTTTATAGTTATATAACATTAATATAGTACCCTTATTACCTAAAGGCAACTTATACTAGTCTCTATAGTCAGCAAAGACATCTAAGATAGGGTCTACTATTTCGTGTCTATGGTTCTGTAGTAAGTGAGCTAGTTGAACTCCTTCTATATTCATTTCTAACCTTCCAAAGAAACCAAAACCAGACTCTTTCTTATTCCTAAGGTCACATTGTGATATATCTCCGCAGAAGATCATTTTTGAGTTTCTACCTAGACGTCCTATCATTAATTCCGTTTGTCTCATAGTGGCATTCTGTGCCTCATCAATGATCACGCAGCAGTTAGAGAAGGTATTACCTCTAAGGAATCCAAAGGGGGAGACAATGATTTTCCCTTGCGTTACTAATTTTTCTGTTTTCTCTTTTCCTATAAGGTCAAACATTATACTGTACATTGGCGCTGTTAAGTAAGATAGCTTTTCATCCACTCCTCCTGGTAAGAATCCTAAATCTTCACCCGCTGTTACATATGGTCGAGCTATAATTAGTTTTTCTATCTGGCTGTTAAGTAGTAAATCAAGCCCTACTTGTATAGCGAGCATTGACTTACCGCTACCGGCTTTACCTTTTATCGCTGTTATTGGGTGTTGAAGTATTTGAGCTTTAATTTTTTTCTGCTCTTCGTTTAAGGTGATTCCAAACTTAATTGGACTTTTGAGTTTTCGCTTCTCTTTAAAAACCTCATCAGTATGGTGATTACTTGTTTGTGGCATAATAACTTTCTTATAAATAGTTAAACTAAGTGAGAAGTACAAGCTCTCTAAAAAGAAAAAGCCTAGGCGTTAACCTAGGCTTTTAGTTATGGTATTACGTTAGTAGAACTTACAGTGTGTTTAGACCGCTTACATAGATCTTACCAAAGTACTCTGGACGAACCATTTTCTTAGCATATCTAGTAAGTAGACCTTTTCTCGGTACGAAAGTATCTGGATCGTATACTAATGGAGTCATTATTAGAGGGATATATGGGGCAAATACTGCTCCAGTCTCTAGGAACTGACTACCTTTGAATCCCATTAAGATGGTATTCTCTTTCATATATGGGTTCTTGTAAACAGTGTATCTACTGTTAATTTGACCCATCTTCTGGACACCGAATGCATAAGAACCTTTACTTACATCTCCGTCAGAGTTTGTAGCAAATCCTGGTATGCTTTCTAGTATTGTAGCTACTGTTGGAGAAACTACACAGAAGTTGGCACCGCCTCTTAATGTTCTTTGGTGAATAATGTTAGATAGTTTTTGCATCTTAGTTCCAAGAGTTTGGAACCATGCACCTTGGCTGTTGTAGAAACCTCCAGCGTTAACACCTGCAGCATCAAACCCAGTATTACCTGCATTGATGAAGTTGTTGTTAGCAGCAGACCAGTACTCAGTACCAGCAGCAGCGGAAGTTATTAGCATATCAAGTATCTCTAAGTCAATCTCTAATGAAATATACTCAGACATTACACTTGTTAATTCAGCCTCTGCATCGAGAGAGTGATAAGCGTTAAGGTCTTGAGCAAATTCAGGAGTCCATTGTGCTTTTAACTTTTTAGTCTTAGCAATGATTCCTTCAGATCTCATAGACACGTTGATTTGTGGTATTACAATCTCAGTTTCAGATTCTGCGTTAGGTACGGCAGAAGCAGCTCCAGCTTCGAAATCGCCTCTTGAGTTGGCAGCAGTTTGCTTATTGTAGAATACAGTAGCATTGTTTAACGTATTAACGTCAGCGTCTGTACCAGTTACTAGGAATTCAATTCCAGTACCGTTAATCTTAGTGAATTCTGAAAGAACGTCAGCGTCAGTAATTGCGTCGAAGTTAATCATGAATCCTCTTATAGCTTCTATATCGTATGCTGGAAGTGCAGTTGCAACATTAGCAAGAGTTATTTTCTTAACAGATGTTACTGCAGGATCAAGAACACCAGCTGCAACAGATGCAGAATAGTCGCTATTGAAGTTTACATCGGCAAATGAAGCAGATGCAGCAGTTACAGTAAGACCAGCAGAAGACGTTTGATTAGTTGCGTAAGTAAATCTACCTGCTCCATAAAGACCTCCTGTAGAAGTGTTACCGAAGTTTGCAGAAGTATCTCCGTAAGTAGAGTCTCCAGAAGTGAATGGGTTTTTAGAAGTTCCGTATTGGAAGTCTAAGAAGAATACTAATCCAGAAGGTAAGTTCATAGGTTGAACAGAAACAAATTCCTTTGCTGCTATTTGACCGAATACTTTTCTTACCAATGGAAGAGCTACTCCGGCCCATTGCTCACCAGAACCAGCAGTAAAGCTAGCTCCAGTTCCTGTAGAAGATTGCTCTACTACTAGTTGCTTTGCTTGATTTTCGAGGATCATAGACATGTTATTCTTGTCTATATCGTCTGACATTCCTTCTAGAAGGCCTGTCTTTTCCCATTTTCCTGCTAATCTAACAGCGTCAGATTGCAGACTGTGCCATGGATTGGCAGATTCTAATAATTGTTGTACAGTTGACATTTTTTATTGTTGTTTTTTCTTTAAATTAAACCTGCAAGTTTTTTCATTCTAGTAATCATCGGGTCAACTTCCATTACAGGTTGTTTTGGGGAAGCTCCAATAATAGCAGCAGAAGCGAAGTTTTTAGATTCTCTAACAAGTTTTTTCGTAGTCTCTTTCGGAGATACTTTTATAAAATTCTCTTGTAGTGTTTCGTAAACTAGTTTTACTTCTTTTACTGTTACTGCTTTATCAAAAGCAGCGATAGTGTTTACTTTCTGAGATTCTTTTAAGTTTGTGCTTTTAAAAATCTTGTTTAAGTAAAGTAATTTTGAATTGAGTAAATTAACTTCATTCAATTCGGTTCGTAAGTCTTTAACGGCAGTAACGGCTTCGGTAAGGTCAGCTTCTAACTTGGTTAGGTGTTCCTTATTTTCTTTACCCTCTCTCTTAAGTTTTTCATTCATGTACTTATCTTTTTTACTTTGATGAGCACTGTCATTAATAACCTCTTCTTCATGATCTTTCATTTCAGAAGTACTTTTATCGGTACCTTCTTCAATTTCAAGTTCATCTTCTCCGTCTAAATCTTCAATATCTACTTCCTCTTCTTCTGCGTCTCCTTCTTCTGAGTCTACATCTAGTTCGTTGGCTTCAATCATTTCGTCTACAACCTCTTCGATGAATGTTCTTAAATCTTCTTCTGACATATTGTCAAAGTCAATTTCTACATCCTCTTCAGAGCTTATTTCAGAATCCATTTCCGAGTCATCTTCTTCAGGTGCTTCTTCTTCTTCTTCCTCATCTGAACTGTCAAGTTCTGCTAAGAGTTCTTCAAGATCGAATACTTCATCTGTTTCTTCTTCGTCTACGTCTTCTGTGTGTGTTTCTTTTGCATCCATTTCAGCTAGTTTCTGTTCGAACATAGTCTTTAATCGAGGCGTAAGTGCTTCTTCCAATGCTGCCTTAGCATTGGCAATAGAAACTTCTTTTACCGCTTTTGCTTCTGCAATAGCTTCTTTAAATAAATTTCGGTTGTTTTTCATTTTCCTAATAATAAATTTGTTTGGGAACTGCGCTTAATATAATATAGCACAATAAAGTGTTAAGTTAAATTTAAGTACTATATTAGATGATAGTACATATGTAAAAATGCTCTTATGAACATCTACTATTATATATAGGTCTCTTTTATAAGAAAACCTCTTTTTTACATATTATTATACTGGACAGTTTCCAAAGCTACAGAGTATCTCTTGGATAATTTGATTAGCTCTAGTATACTTTACTGTGTTATTACCTAATCCTTCGTTCATAACTTTCATATATGATCCAGGGTTAGATGGGGTAGATACGAAATCGAAGCAGAGTAGTTCGAAATCACTCTGTACTTCCATTACTGCAGAACCTGCTTTTAAGGATCCTGTTCCTCTGGAAGATACTCCTACAGTTATATTAGACTCTATAAGAGCTTTTAGTATATTACCGGAAGGTGTGGGTAGTATTTCTATCTTACCCATTATGTTGTCTCCTTCCCACCACAGGTCGGTTATATTATGTGAGACGTTCTTAAGGTTAATTACAGTAGTATCTGGGTGATCTAACTCCCCTACTGCTCTGTTTTCCGATACGCTAATTTTATATTTTTCTATCTCCCTCTCCCATAATTCCCTTGAGTAGTATCGACCATTACCGTTTTTTATTTCCGCTGTTGCAAGGATACCGTGTACTAAGGGATTTCCTCTACTGGATAATTTATTCTCAGTTAAGGTAGTCTTTAGGGGTTGAAATATGTTGGTTTCTACTAGTAGTTTACTCATGTTATTTCTTAGTACTTATTACTTCGTCTATTAGTCGTTGTAATGCCTCTAGAGATTCGTCTGTAGTATCTTCTTCAACATTTTCTGGGATATTACTTTGTTTGAAAGCTAGTATAGCGTCAAATTTACTTATAGCATCGTATATTTTTGAAATATTTGCTCTCATTGCAGGAGCTTGGTCTCTAACGTACTCTACCATATTACTCGTTGCAGTTAACATGTCTCCTATTATACTATCATACTCTCCAAGTTTACGTGGGAAAGGTGATCCTTCTTTAAGAGGTGTTGAGTTGTTCTCAGTCTTATGTTCTTTAACTACTATTGGCATGTCCCCGTATCCGCTTGATTTGTATTTTCCTTTTAATTCTTCTACCGGTGTTTCAGTATAACCTAGTCCCTTTACTCCGAACTGTCCGTTTTTAACATAGTATATAGGATCCTTAGTAAGGTTCTTTATAACGATTGCTTCTATCTTATCCTGTGTCTTATCTTTGTTCTTCGGGTCGTTCATCTCTACGTAGAACCCTCTTAGTACTTCTGCACCTATTAGGTTATCTACGTTACTCTTTTCTTTGTAGTCGAAATTATGTGCTGAAAGTGCTTCTACTTCTGAACTAGTCTTTTTTTCTGTAGCTTTAACTTCGGTTAGACATTCTGCAAAGTTATTAAACCAGTTTATCTTTTCTACAGGGGCAGGTAAATTGCCGGAAGTGTTTTCTGATATTATACCTTTCTCTTTAAGCTTAGTAGTGGCTTCGGTAAAGTTTTGAATGTTACTAATATACTGTGGAAATTCTTTTCTTACTTGTTTTAAGAAAAGTTCTTTACTCCCCTTACCTTCTTTAATAAGGTTGTAATTATTCTGTAGGCTTCTCATTGCTAATAAATAGGTACTGTGTTACTGTTTAGTGCTATTTCCATAGATCTTTATAATCTAATCCTTTTGTTTTTTTTCTAAGCTTTGCATTGTCAACTAGTTTATATCCCATTTTAAGGTAGTAGTTTCTCACTGTGTTTTTCGCACCTTTACCGTCGTTAAATGCATAGGGCGTGTTATATGCACCTGCCCCTGCAGAGGTGCTCATCTCCCGTAACTGCTGCTTTAGGTAGTTTTTCTGTTTGTCTCTAGGGTCTTTCATAGAGCGCTTACTAGTTCGTAGTATTGTAGGAGGTTTATAATATTCTCGTCAGAGACTGTTTTAGTTTTCTCAATAGGTTTAATGTACTTTAATACCTCTTGTAACTTTATCTTAATTACCTCGTCTACAGTGTTCTTCATCTTAGTAGCTAAACTTATTTTAATTTCGTTTATCTTTTCGTTATGGTAGTCTCTAAGTTTACTTGTATTATCTATAGAGGTTACTACTTCTCTAAGTACACGTTTCTGTTCAGGAAGTAGATGTTCGTACTTTTCGTTAAACTTTTCGAGGAGTATGCGATGTGTTAACATTTTAACATCTTTAGGGTATTCCTTGTATTCCTCCATTAAGGCATCTGTTACTTTAGTAGGTAGCGGCTTAATAAGGTGTTCTAATAATGTTATTTTATTGTGTATAGTATCTTCCGGAGTAATGTTACTATTATTCTGATTCTCTATCAAGTTATTGAATGCAGCATACACTTTATAATTACCAACCTTTACTTTAAAGAACTTCTCTTCATCGTATTTACCTCTAATCTCCTTAATTAGGTTGTATTTTTCTTTTTTAACCTTAGTTCTGTTTAGTTTAACGGAGGCATCTAGTAGGGAGCTTATAATTATCTCTGATTTGGTTTCTGTTTGGTTTTTATAGCTTCCCAATTGTTCGTAGAGTCTGTACTCTTTACCAAGTTCGGTGTTTACAAAATACTTCTTTAAGATTGTAATTGCAGGGGAGTTAGAGTCGTTCATTGTATCTACAGTAATCTGTCTTACTAGCAGTTCGAATAGGAGACCGGTGTTTTTATACTTTGAGTGGCGTATCATAAATATTACTTACTTATCTGGTGTATTATTAATAAATAGTGATTTATTTCTCTTCTCTTATTTGAGACTCGTCTAATAGGGAACCTTTTGCTTCTTCTTTTTCAAAAAGTAGAGTTTTCCTGTCTTTAAGGTCATCTAAAGATTTAGAATGCTTAAGGTATTCTCTATTAACTCCTTCTTGTGGTGGTGGTTTTACTTTATTTTTCTTAGGAGTAGGTTCGGTACTCTCTTTCATTGCTTCCCGTCCTAACCTATCTTGTCCAAGCGGGTCATCCTGTGTATTTATAAAGCTTGCTTTTTCTTCCGGTCTTCCTACAGGATTAGGTTCGTCTGTATCGTAACCTGTAGGTACTTTACCAGGTCTATCGTAGACTCTACCTTTTCCGTATGCTACAGCAATTTGATGAGGTGTTCCGTAAGACTTTCCTGTTTGCATAGGGTCGTTACCTTCTTCCTCTATTTGAGACATTCTAAACTCTCTCTTAGCGTCTTCTGCAGTTAAATCTCTCATTTCTTCGTACTCTTCGGAAGAGAAGTGGAATATGTTTTCATACATCCAGTCACTAGAGAACATTTTAGTTGCTTTCATTGATTCCATTAAGTCTACTTTCTCCTTTAGAAGGGCGACTTTCTCTTGGTCGTATATGATAGAAGGCGTTGTTAGTGATAATTCAAAGTTTACAAGTTCTTCTTGAGTGTATCCTTGAGAGTAAAGGTGTACGAAAGCTATTTTGTATAGTTCCGAGATCATTACTCTTTGTATTTTCTCAACTGTTCTTGCAAAACGTACATCTTCTGCTGCTAGCGTTGCTTTTCCGTTAAGGTTTTCATCGTACCCTAAGAATGCTTTAGGTATTTTAAGAGCAGCAAATAGTTTGTTTCGTAGATACTCTACATCGTTTATACCGTCGAACTGTAAACCTCCTAATGTATCTATCTTAGTAGTTGTATCCCCGTTTCTCATAGGTATGTAGAAATCCTCCATTAGGTTCTGCATGTTGTATTTGAGATTATACTCTCCAGTCTGTTGATCTACGAAAGGTGTCTTTTTTATTTTCGAAATAGCTTTTTGTATAAAATTCTCAACTTCAGCTGGGGCAATACCTCCTACATTCATATAGAAGATTCTTTTTTCAGGAGCTCTAACAATTCTATGTACTAACATTGCGTCTTCCATCATAGTATATTGTTTAAATAATTTCCTAGCAGGTTCTAAGTATGATCGACCGTACGGTAGGTAGTTAACGTCTGTTAATAACCTAAAGTGGGCCATTTCGTAGTTATCGAAGTATACTGCTTTCGTATCATTAGAGTTTGGAGTGCTATAGTATCCGTAACTTTCTCCTGATAGTCCTCCTTCATTATACCTAAATCTAGTAGACATTGGGTGTTCTTTATCGTAACCGTCTTGTCTCTCTATATGAAATGCTGTGAAAGGAATTACGTTATATACTCCGTACTTATCAGAGATTTCTAATTTTAGGAAGAAGTCTCCATATTTACATGCGTTTCTTATCCACCAGGCTAAGTTAAATTCTATGTTTAGTACATCGTAAAATAGATTGTAAAGTATTTTTTGTATATTCTCATCTGTTGATTTTATATGTAATACTTCTCCTAGGTCGTTTTTTAAGGTAGCTTCTTCAGATATTATATCTAGGGTAGATGCTATTATAGCGTCTGTGTCCATGATATCGTACTCTGAGTATAGTTGTGTTCTTAATGTTTGGTAGTTATACGCTTGTTGATTACCGTACATTGATGAAGGGCTAGTAGAGTGTATACTTGAGTACTTATCTTGAAATGAGTTATTTTCAAGATTACCAGCCATCTGGATCTGGTTAACGTCTGCTATTTTAAGCTGATCTCCTCCAACATTTCTAATGATAACATCTGTGGAGAATAATCTTTTGAGTCTGTTTAATATACTTTTGTCTGCCATTAATTTATAATATAGTTATAAATATCAGAAAAAGCTACTTATATCATTTATAGATCCAAGACATGTCTTCGAACCCTCCTTTACCGTTGTCTATCTGTGTAGGGTTGTTGGCGCTTTGAGGAGTATAGATTATGTCTGGGTTATTATTAGTGGTAGTAATGTTCTCCCATACACTTCTTACGATGTTAGCGTTTCCAGTCTGTATTCTAAAGGCTGATTCTCTTACATACATCGCTATTGCCCAAGACATTGTTAAATCATCGTTATAACCTCCTTGAGCTTCTGCTCTATTGTTTCTCCATATAAAGACTTTTAGTTCATCAAGCATTCTCTTTGAATGTATTATCGCTGACTTGTCATTAATAGATTCTTGTAGTTTTGCTATTATAAGAGGCCTTGTCTTTAACGTGTTGGAAAAGCCTGGGGTCATATTAGTATTTAGCCCGTGGGGGTCGAAGTAACTTTCTGAGGTAACATTACCAGACTTTGGAGAATGGTATAGATTAGTATAACCTCGTTCTTGTACTGTTTCGATAGTAGACCATCCTATGTTTGCATTCTCTACTACTAACAGTGCGTTGTTATACTCTGTCGATATTCCGACTAATAGGTGGGCAAACTCTTTAGGGGGGAGTTGTCCTTTGTATTCTCCAACCTGGCTACACGTTTCTATATCTATTATATGAAAAGCGGAGAAATCCTTTCCGTCTCCTCGAGCTACGTCTGCTACTACCATGTAGTTTCTGGAATAGTCTACAGGTTCCCATATCCACAGGTTTCTATCCACCCCTCTTCTCTCTACAGGATCTTTTCTATAGGTCTCTTCATAAAATTCTATAAGGTCGCCGTATATTACCGTATCTCCAGAGGTAGAGAATGTAACATCACACTCCTGTGCTGCTAACCTTGGATCTCCTAATTGAGCATCTTGTGAATCTCTCCAGGTTTGGTCTCTTTCCGGGTGTACGAACCACGGTAACTTGATAGGTAAGAATGCATTTTCTCCTGTCTCCGCTGCACACCAGGTCTTATGGAACCAATTACCTGTACCGAAAGGGGTTTGGTGTCCTACCATACCGTTGTATATTACAGAATGACACCATTCCCCTTCTGTTTTAATGTTATCCGGTAGAGAAAAGTCATACGTCTCAGAAACCCCTTCTGTGATCTCCTTAATAATGTTCCACCGTATTCTATCATCTAGTATATTGTCCCAGTGAGTTAGCTCCTCCTCGTTTAATAAATGTTTCCATTTACTAAAAACGACCTTTACGGTTGCCCTTGAACAATGAATAGTTTTCCTACTCCTAGTTTTATTTAAGATGTTGCTAAGTGACTTCTCAGATTCCTTTATAAAACTGTACTGTGAGAGTTCTGAGCGGTCATATAGCAATTTTATGAGGTTATCTCCTGCCGGTATTAAGTCTAAGGTGGATTTCCTAGTTTGTTTTTTATAGTTATGTACTGATGTCTTTAAATTTAATTGCTTCCTGTCTATGCGGAATCCAATGTGCTTATGAAAAATCTCTAAACCTTCACCGGTTATCTCTAAAATATAACAGTCGTGTTTATGTTTATTCCATTCGAAGGCCCATTCACAACCCTGCTCTCGTTTTGAAGCGACATATGCGTTACTATGCAGTGCTGTCCTCACATAGACTCTACTATATACTCCGAAGTTTAAGAGTATGCTACGTAAACCCTCCACTAGGTCTTTAGAGATACTTGCATAAGTCACTAATCCTTTTACAGTAGCACACCCGTCCCCGTCAAACATTCCTTGAACCACGGCAGCTATATTCTTCTCCGACATCGAAAGTATCTTCTTAGGAAGGAACTTAGTTAGCGCTGTATGTTCGCCTAGTTCAAAACCTACTTTATTAAAAATATCCACTAAAGAGGTAGAACAGAGCCTTTTAGCCAATCTCCCATCGGTTCTGCTGTAATATAGGTCTAACTTATTAAGTTCTCTATCTATATCTTGATCATCCCCGCAGGTGATGTCTATTGTAGTTGTTCCGTTAGAACTGCCCTCTGCTAGGTAGAGGCCGAAAAGGTAACTAAGGTCCGGGGTGATTTCCTCTGTGTTGAAGTTTAATTTTTTTCTATTCTTAGCAATATTTTGGTAGTTTAGAGTATCGTTATTTCCCCAAATACGGTGCCCCCCCTGCACTGCTACAAAGTCTCCTACCTTCAGGGTCTCTAGTTTATTCCACCCGTAGGTATTACCGGAGAAGGTGTATAGTTTATGGTTTTCTGAACCTTCTAGTTGTGCATTTTTAGAATGTATCTTCAAGGTGGGGACAGTGCCGTTTCGGTAGAATTGATGCCCTTCTCTAATTTTACCTTTTCCTAGTATGTGGTAAGGTTTAACTGTATTAAAGCCGGGTTCTTGCTTCTCCGTTATAAAATCCTTTACCTGCTTAATGCCTTCAGAGGTAGTTACATAAGTATCTCCTACTACACATGACAATACTATAGCTCCTCCACCTGTTGCAAGTGTCTGTTGAGCAGACGCCCATGTTTCAGCTATATTATCTATAAATGCTGCCTCGTCAATTATCAGTAACGATACTGCTTCCGATCTAGCGGCGTCTGCGTTAGAGGATTTAGCTGTTATCTTAGATCCGTTAACTAGTCTTAAACTTAACTTATTCTTCTCTGCGGACCCTACTCGTAACCAGGTAGGTAGATTCTCGTACATAAACTGTACTTTAGTTACAAGGTTTCTAGCAGTAGCTTGTGTTGTTGCTAATGTAAGTATATTCTTATCTTTATGAAAAGTCATTAACCATAGTGAAAACCCTGCTGCTAGAGTTGATATTCCGAGCTGTCTTGACTTTAGTATTATAGAGTAGTCATTATCTTGGAAGTGGTTTAATGTAGTTTCTTGGAAGGGAAATAAGTGAAATAGTATTCTACCTCTTTGAGGGTGTTGTATATAGCAGTACTTTTTCATGAAATGTACTGGGTCTTTAGCACATTTTACGTATTCCTGTCTTATTACTTGTTTTAGTTCTTGACTCATTATAATAACTTTTTTACTTTTGTAGAAAGTGTACCCTACCCTTTACGTTTTACTTTATATCGTTCCAATCTACTGTAAGAGTGTTTGCTTTACTGCCGGGTTTAGGTATGACTGATATAGGAACTGTTCTAATTGTTATACCCCTACCTGTATATTTCTCCGGATCTTGTGAGGTAGCTTTTGATGAGTTTCTCTCGAACTGTATTATCGGCTGGTCTTTATCTTCAAAATCTTCAACGTTTAGGTATAAATTAGTAGCTTTTATAGTTAGAGTATTACCTTCGATAGAGAAGTCTGAATCACTGAATGTTCTTTGAATTATTTTTGAGTTGTCTGAACCGAAAGCCATTTCTTTAAGTCCTACACCGGGTACATTAGTGACGAATACTCGTCCGTACGGTAGGTTGTTCTTGGGGTTCATCATTCTAAGAACTCGTGGATTGTCTTCATCCGGTATTAATTTCAAATCGTCTCGTTCGCCTTTAAAAGCACCTCCTATAACTTTATGAAATACATCGCCGTGGGTTCTCATTGCAGAGGACCATCTAAACTGTCCGTCTTTTTTTATAGAGATTGGTAAGTCTGCACCTTTGGTTAGCAATAATATGTCTGCTTTCTTATTATCTCCAGTAGCTTTACCTACATCCTTAGCACCGGTTATACCTTCGTATTTTACCTCTACTCCATTACCTAATGCTTTTATTATAACAGTTAGTTCTCCTACCTCTGCAATGTACTCGTTAATTTTACTAACAACGATATATTCATTATCCAATCCAGCATTACCGGGGGAAGTTATATTTTTGTGTATAATCTCTACTCCTTCGAGTGTTCTAAACCCTCCGCCGCTTGATCCTCTAATGGTACCTTTTTCGTACCCTAAGTTAGCTAGTTCCTTAAATATATCTTGTCTCTTCCTATCGGTGAATATTATAATTCTATTCTTAGAGTGAGCAACTATCTCGCTATCTTCTAGATTAAGTTGTTTAATTAACTCTTTACCTACCTCTTGAGCTGTAGAGTTAAGGTATTCGAAGGGGTGTTTTCTTTCGTTTAGCTTAAACTCTTCACCTACTGCATTACTTAGTAATGTTTCTATTATTAGAATATCTTCTTCGTTACTAAGATCTGGATAACCTTTTTCACATCTGAAGGACCATTCTAGAAGTATTTTATCTATTGTATCCATTTTTTATTCTATGCGGGGGTTAATTCGTCAGGTAAGTCGTCTCCTGTAGGTATATCTTCTTCTGGGGAAGTATCGTCTCCCATATCACCTATATCACTTACTTCTTCTGAATCTATTATCTCTTCTTCTTCTACTGCGGTGGTAAACCTGAGGAGTTTTGATATTGCCTTTGCAGCCATTGTCTCTTCTCCGAGGTTTAGAAGGTAGTGCTTTTTACCGGAGACTTGTGCTACCCAAGATCTTCCTAAGTCGTAGAGGTAAAAAAACTCTTTATTCTTTAATACTACTCTATACGTCTTTGGAGAAGGAGCTACCCATTCTATATCTTCAGTGAACAGGTGGAAGTCAGGGGTCATCAGGTCGCTTAGTATTGGTATTAGTTCTGAATGTGTTTCTAATATTTTTATACCTGCGTACTTATTACTTCGTGTAGGTTTCAGTTTTGTAGTTACTACTTTCCTGATAAGGTTCCTAAGTATGTTCTTATTCATGTTTATAAATAGTCTTACTTTCTTAAGCTCTTGAGATATTCTATAGCTTCTTCTTTTTGTTTAGTTAATCCAGTGGAGGCGCCTTTAGACCAGTTTTCTAATTCCCCTGTTTCGGATATAAATCCATCATTAGTACTGTTTATAAGATCGTCTACCCACAGTTCGTAGTTGTCGATAGTGTTATCTATTTCAGAATTATGTATGGCATCTCTATAGCTTTCAAATTTACCTGTAATCTTTAGGTGTGTTTCGAACTTAACTTGACATTCAAAGCATCTTTTGTTAATAGTGTAGAATTCTTTATCGTACCGATGATTCATTACTATTTTACATTCCGGGCAGAATAAAGGGGTTTTAGCAAGGTCTCTTGCTTCTTGTAGCTTTGATACAGTTTGCTTTATTCCATTCTTAATTACCCAGTTACGTTCGTCTTCTTCCCAGGTCTCTCCTTCTACTCGGTCTTTTACTTGCTTACTGTACCCAGAGGATATAGTAGTACTCGCCCCTGCTTTACCTTGTATAAGGTTTCGCATTCTCTGTACGTCTTTCTTAGCAAAGTCTTTTTTTAGTTTTGATTCTGACAATATATAATTGTTTAAGCGGTTGTGGTTAGGTTAAACTGTTTCTCAGTACTCTTCATAGGTTTAAGAGTATCTTTGTTATAGGATTTAAGTACTGCTTTAGTTTTAACTTGGTTAGAGATCTTATTTTTAATTAAAAACTCACCTTCTCCATTAATCTCTACTTTTATTTCCGTAGTCTTTAGTAACGGTATAAACTTAACCTTAGCCTGTTTATTACTTGCGTACTCTTTGACTGTTATTACGTTAATACTTTTTTCTTCGATTACTTTACTCTCGGGGTTAAAGAACTTTTTACGCTCTTCGGTAAACCCTACTTCAAAGTCTTGAGTATTACTAAACCAGTTGTTAATGTTGTTTAAGACTTCTTCTAAGTCTTGTTCCGTCTTTGCTACTATCTTGTATGCCATATTATTATAACCTAAAGATAAGAATTTATTACTTAGACGGCAACTTTTATTTTTTTAATAGTTTTTTAAGTAATGCTTTCTTTACTTGTTCATGTATTTTCTTATTACTCTCTCCCATGTCTTTTTCATTCATACCTTTCTTATAGTTAGTTTCGCTAACAAAGTAACTTCCGTTATCACGTATGCCCTGTATAAAACCTCTTGTATATGATAATAAGTCTGGTCTGTTTTGTAATTCTTTAAACCTAAACATCTCAACTGCTTTCTCACCGTCTTCATACCCGTCTTCTTCAATGTCTGCTGAAGGTTTATTCATCATAGGACCTTCTTCTAAGGCGTCATAGTCTTCGCTTACTTCTTCTGATACTTTCATATCTGGACCATCTTCATGAGTAGGGGCGTACTTATTATAAAGTTCTTTAGCTTCTTTGGAATTATCTAACTTTAATAGAATGTCTCTTATCTCTCTTTGTTGATCTATTCCACGAGTATATTTTCTCTGATCATCTGACATCATATAATACCAGTCGTGAGTTTTTAACTTAGTTTCTAAGTTGCTTAGGAGACCCATGTCGGGAGAATCTGCTTCTTTAACCGGGTGCTTCTTTGATGCTTTTATTAGCTCTTTTAGATGTGATTTTTTCATTCTATTGTTTTATTATATGTTATAAATATGCGTACTTCTTTTATAAGTTTGGTAAATTTAGCTTTTTTGCTGCAGGCTTCCAACGTTTAATTATTTTTTCTTGATCTTCTTGAGAAACCTTTCTACTATCTAAGTAAACCTTTACTACATCTTTAAAGGATTTCTTTAATTTCTTTGCTTTAAAGTACATCCCTTGTAGCATTGCTGGTATTTCTTTATCTAGGGTATAATACTCTCTTTCAGGTAGTGTTTTGTATATTAGTATACGGTCTCTTATTTCTTGGTCGTCCGGTAAACTTTTACTAGGTATTATATTATATCCGGACTGTGTTAAGTGCTCTATCTCGTGTCTAACGATGTCTTTCAGGTCCATTGAAAGGGTAGTCCATGCTTTTGGAAGGTCTCGAGGGTCTATTGTGAAGTTGAGATTTATATCTCCTGCGAGTCCTGGGTCTTTCATAGTACCTTTACTGTCGAACTCTTCTTCGTCTCCAGCATCGGCTCCTCCGTCTGCGCTATATACTCTCTCTTCTGTTTGGTTAAGTTCTAATTCTGCTTCGAGGTAGAATTCTAATTGTCTACCCTTACTATCTACGAGGTCATACTCTTCATTAAAAGATATCTTACCTACGTTATTATCTTCGTCAAACTGTTGCTTCCAACTGTTGAATACGTCAGAGGATACTTTATTGGTGATAGTATCAAATACTCCTTCTTTTAGTTCTTTTTTTTTACTAGCAGTAGTTTCGTCTTGATCTAGGGATTCTTCCAGGTCAGCAGCTAATTCTCTAGCGTATTGATTTAATCCAAACGGGTCTCTTGTCTTATGTTGTTCACCTATGTTCGGAGAGTTGTCGTAACCGCACTTGTGACAAAGGTAGGGATCTTCTCCTCCGTTTTCTAAGTCCCATATCCATCCACACCCTCTACAAACTACTTCTCCGTCTACTCCTGAACTTTCTTCATATACTTTCTCTTCGCTATCTAATTCTGGATGATATCCTAACCATACATGTTTAATGTCTCCGAAAGATTCACCGTCTCCTACTAGTTCAGCTGATACTATATTGTCTGGTGTACCATACCAATAAGCTACGTCATACCCTCCATCACTTCTCCATTTTACAATTAAACCTCTTTCATGGTCTTCAGTACCTGCTTGAAGTACTACTTCCTGGTCTGGTGGTAGTTTTATATTGTTCTCAGTTAGGAAAGTATCTATCTTGGTAGTTAAGTTTTCAGTTACTGAATCAGTCCAGTTTCTGAAAGTCATTGTTCCATTTAAGTTAGCTTCTTTTTCAAGATCATTTAAGTGTTCTGACTCTTTAGTGTTCGTGGTGTTAATACTGCCTAACCTACCTTCTAGGTTTTGTATATGGTGCATCATCTCATGTGCGAATGATCTTACAATATCTTTAGGATGTCTTCCTTCTGTGTAGAGTACTATTGTGCTTGTTGCTGGTTCATAGTAGGCTGTTTTACCGTTAAATAGTCGAGCATTAGCGCTATTACTATGTTTAAAAGTAACTTTAGGTAGAGGTTTAATATTCATACCTTTTTCCAACATGTGTTCTGTTAACTCTCTAATCTTTAACTTATAATCTATGTCTTTAGAGTAGGTACTGTTCTCGTTTAATACGTTATTCTTTGTATTACTCTGCTCTTTAATAGATTCAACCGGTGCAGCGGTTTCTTGTTGTTTCTTCTCTCTAAAATATAAGACTAAAGCTTTTCTAGAGGCTTTTGAAATACTTTTCCATAATCCTTTAAGGAGCTCAGGTCTTTTTTGCATCTTATTGAGCATAGTAGCATGTTTATCCCAGGGGTTTGTATCTCTGTCTTCATCCTCTTCTTCTTCTAGTATTTCCTCTTCTAATACCTCATCCCTTTCCTCTTCTACCTCTTCCTCTATTTCCTCTTCTATTTCTTCTACCTCTTCTATACCTAATGCATCTAAGTACTCTTCTGCTGTAACGCCTGGTGCTATTAGTTTTACAAGTTCTTCTTTATCTCTATTAGCGATTGCGATTCTTAAGTCTGTTGCTGATGTATTACCTACTCCTGCTTCTTCAAAACTATCTATTACTACGTTCGGGAGGTTATCTTCTATACTGCTAAACCTAGCTTTATCATCTTTTCCGAATACAGCGATATAAGGTTGTGTACTGTCGCTTTCAAATTCTGCGTATGCTGCTCCTACCGGTGAGTTTGTATCTGATATTTTAAATATTACATTATTAGGTAATGTTCCTTTACTCTTATAGAGATCAAATACTGCAACTGTTTGATTAGCATCTATTGTCTCTTGCCCGTCTTTTGTTCTCGGTTTAGGGGATATAATAACTAGAACCTTTCCATCGTCACCGACTTTTTCAGAAGCTGCTTTAATTCTTGCAATATGATCTTTATGAGGAGGTTTGAAAGCTCCAGGGAATACAGCGATTCTACTCTTACTGTCTTCGTCTAAGTATTTTGTTGTTAACCTAGCTCTTGTATGAAGTGCTCTACTCTCTTGTATCTGTGCTACTGTATCTAAGGCTCTTTGTTTTACGTCTCCTTTAGACGTTCCTTGTTCTGCTGCTCCTACTTTTATAGATCTTTTAAAGAACCCTTTTACTCTATTTTTAGAGCGTTCGTTCTTTAACCTCTTAACTTGTTCGATGAATGCATTAAAACTTCCATCTAAGTCAAAATCCTTTAGTAGAGTCTTAACGTCTGTAAAGCTTTTTGATTGCCATACAGTATTACTATCGAGAATTTTATAGTTAGCTCCGTATGTTACTAGACGGAGGGTAAGTCCTGAAGTATCTATATGAAATTCGTACTCTTTATTTTCTCCTAATTCTGGTATGTCTTTAATACCCATTCGAGCAAAGACTTCTTCCGGTCTTTCCTCTAGTAGGGGGGTTTTAACTAGTCCTAGTATTATTCCTTGAAGTTCAGCGGGGTAGTCAAGTATAGTCTTCTTAAAAGCTCCTTCGTCGGAAGAGAGTGCTATAATATTATCTATCTGTACAAATTCTCCAGGCATGTCAGATATAGGGTACAGTACTGTGACCATTTCTCCGTGGTTTATAGATTTTTTACCGTTGTACTTGGGGTTCCGTAGAGGAGGTAGTTCATCGTCAGAGAGGCTAGCGAATAGTTCTACTATTGCTTTTTTAACTACTCTTTTATCGTCTTCTGTTTCTATAGTTACTATAATATCTATATCTCCGAAGTCATCTTTTTCCGGTCTATTTATAGAGCCGGATAGTTTTGCATCTTTAAAGCCTTCTATCTTGGAAAGTATATTTTCAGTATAGTCTTCAACCGTTTGTTTTACTGCGGTTCTTGTTATCCTACTACCTCCTGCTGCTCCTGACATTATACTGCGTATTTCTTAAGTGGTGAATCTTCCGGTAGTCTTTTACCTTTTAAACCTAACCTCTCTTGGTTTGCTATCCAATAATTTTCTAAGTTCTCTGGGATATGTGCTGTAGGTCCTGTATTGTCTAATATCTTTATGTAGATGTCCATTACTTTTCCGTAATCTTCTTTTGTTAATTGTGTTTCTAGGACATCTGATAATTCAAAGTAGTCGTTTAACTGGTCTTGACTTAGTTCGGTGTTATATAAAGTATTAATTAGATTCAAAGCTTCTTTTGGTGTGCTAGCTTCTACTTCTCTAGTTTCTTTATCTAAAACTCCTTTTTCATGTTTAAACATCTTACCTTTAGCGGTAAATAGTGCTAGCATTAATTGAGTTCTATGTAGTCCTTTAACTACTCCTTTGTATATGTTTGAGTAGTAACTAAATCTTAACCATTCTGGGTCTCCAATATTAATATCTACCTGTATTAGTTCTGATTGTCTCTTACCGTCTACTCCGTATTGTGGGAATGCTAAGAATAAAGAGTTAGCTCCTGCAGATTTAGGATCTGCTTGGAGTATTTTACTCTTCTCGTTAATCTTCTCAGCAACTAACGTAAGCATTGCTCTTAATTGCGATTGGGATTCTGTAGCCGTTTTAGCTCTCTTTCTTATCCTATCGTAGTATTCGGTAAACTTCTCTTCATCTAATCCCCAGCTTTTTAAATCCGGCTTTCCGTCTAAGGTCATATGAGCTACAGGGAAAGCTACATCTATATCTCCCGACATATCTTTCTTACCTGCAGAACCTATTTTCTCGAAGGTTTTAAAAGCAGAGGTTTTGTTGGGAAATACCCTTCCTAACTCTTCAACAAACTTTTCTAGTGTAGGTTCAATCTTATCTTTCTCTATTGGTGCAGTTGTCCCGAAGACATTACCTCCTTCGGTTAGGATTTCTCGAAGGAGACTTGTTAATGTTGTCATATTGTATAAATATCACGGATTTAGCTTAATGCTTGTTGGTAGCACTTCTGTTATTGGTTTTAAGTTGGGTTGTTTTATTAAATAAACTTCGTAAAGGTGTTTAAATATCCTCTTACATTCTTCAAACGGTGTAGAAGCTTCTTTTAATTGCCATCCTTTTCCTTGAAGTACTCCTTTCTTTTTACTTTCTCCACGGGTTGCAGCTTTGAGCCATAGTATACCCATCTTTTCAATAGGTCTCTCAAAACATTCATTCCACCCTTGTGTATAACAGGCGAGTTGTAGGTCGTATGTATCGTGTAAGTAGTTTGAGGTTTTAATATCAACCATCCATAGTTTTCCGTCTATTTCGAGTATTAAGTCAGCTGTTCCAGCTATTTTAAGTTCGTCTGAGAATACATGTATTTCAGATTCTACTAGTGTTGGTTTATGTGTATCCCAGAAGTCTTTGAACTTTAGGATCATCTTCCAGACTAAGAGACTATACTTTGTCTTACCCCATTGGTCAAGCCATTGAATTTCTTCGCCTTTAAGGTATGCTTCTATAGCTTCATGTACTTGGGTTCCTTCATTACCCGCTCTACGCATTATAATGTCAGCATTTGCTCCTACGTCTTTTAACCAGCTTTGGAAGAACTTTCCTTTTGGGAAGTACGAAAGTACTGTTGTTACAGAGGGATAATATTCTTCCTTGTTACGTTGGTAAAATCTACTGTCGGTTAGAGTGATTTGACGGGCAGTGGAGTCTGGATGTATTAATCTTTTGACGAATGCATCTTTTTTAATGTCTTTGTTTTTCTCAATCATAGTTGAAACTTTTTCTCTATTAGTGTTTTAAAAGTCATCGGTGTACTTGTGTGTAGTAGTTTAGTAAATTCTTTAAATCCTAGCTCTGAAGGATCTTCGTTGTTAAGTTCGATTAAGAACACCTCCTTCCCATGGTTAAGAAAGGTCTGACAGTGTTCTAATGCTTGTTTGATAGCATCATTGTCGAGTGCTATAAAAATCTGTTTAACACTAGATTCTACAATCTTGTGCATTAATTTTTTTGGTATTGTTTTACCTAGTAAAGGTATTGCGTTTCGTTTAATTGCTAAAGCGTCAAACATTCCTTCGCAGATTATTAAAGGAGAGTTCCAATTAATATGTAATCCTAGAGGTATTATGTTTTTATTAACTTTTGGATTCTTGTACTTATAGTCTGAAGGTCCAAAGTTACGTCCTACGAAGTAATTTAAAACCCCCTCTTCGGTATAGGAAGGTATGATTACCATGTCTTTATATTTACCGGTTGCACAAAACCCTATTTCATACCTTTTTATCTCAGTACTACCTATATTTCTATTTTTTAAGTATCTAAGAGCTTGTCGTGTAGAGGTGTCAGCAGTATTGGGGTCTATCAAAGAGCTATATTCTTTAGGTAGTTCTATTAACTCTTCTTGTTGATTAGTACCTTCGTAGAATGAAATCTTTACGTAGCTTTTAAGTTCCTGCATCTTACTAGCAGGAGCACCTACTTTTTTAAATAAGCTTGCTATAGACTTTCCTCTTGCGTTACATACCCAACAATGCCAATGGTTAATACCTTCTTCGTTTTCTTGGAAGTTTACTTCTAGTTTATTTTTACGGTGATTGCAGAAAGGACAGTGGTAGGCTTGATTAGCTCCAGAGGTAGCTTTACCTTTTCCTAGAACATTATCAACGAGGTCCATAAGTAAGTGATTTACCATTGTACTAAATATAAGAACTATTACTCAGGTCTCCAAGTCTTTTCTAAAAAATTTAGCTAGTATATTTTCATTGTATGAATCTTTTAAGAGCACTTCGTATACACATTGATAATGTAACTCGTAGTAAGTTAATTGTTTTTTTGAGAAAGTCAACTGCAATACTTCTCTTTCAAAATTTTCTTTTCCTAATTGAGCAATTTCTTCTAGCAGAGGTTTATTGGATCCCCAATAGTTTAACCAGTTAGACTCTTTTAAGACTTTCTTTTTTGTTGGTTTACGTCCAGGCCCGGTCTGTTCAGACAGTTCTCTCTTTGTAAGTTTCTTAGTTAATGTATTTTGTAAGATTTTCCTACCTATATAGAATTTACCGTCTGTTAGGTTTGTTATCTTATAGACGAAACCGTGGCAGGTGTCTGGGAATTGTTCTATAGAGGTGATATCCTCATTCTTATATAACCATTTTAACATAATTTCTTTTTATTTACCTATCTATGTTAATAAGTATTGTTGTATCTATTGTAGTGCTTGTAGGGAGTGGTTGAGCTACTTTCGCAATTGCTAGTAGTTCTTGATTGTCGTTGTAAAGACCTACTCCGGTCACATATGGAGTAAAGGTAGAGCTTGTAGCGAAATTATTTACTATACCGTCTTTAGGTTGGTAGTAGTAGCTTGAACTGTATTCGAATGAACTAGATCCAGATATTATAGACTGGTTTAGTGTAAAGTTGTATTCGGAAGGGTTAATGGTACATTTATACTGAGTTTCATATATGTCGTATGAGGAAGAGAAAGCACAGTACAGTGAAGAGGCTGTTGTAAAGGCGTTTATAATACCGCTAACTGCTTCTGAAGTATCTTTTGTTATTATAGCGATACCGTGTTGGTATATTATTGTACCTACGATTGTGTTAGGGTCTGTATTTAATATTAAGTTACCTTCGCCGTCATCAACTATTAGACCTTTTGGAGAGGTTAGTTGAAATGAGTTGGGTTGTACTTTATCTCCATATAGGTTTTGAGGTATAGAACATACTCCTATTATTGCGTCTGATGAGGTTGGAAAGTATCTTTCAAATGTTAAGTCTGTTTGTAGGTAGTTTTCATACCTTCCTGCAGACGATACAGGTCCGGTTGTATTTTCGTTTATAAGATTTACCGGTGTAGATAGATTGTCTCCGTAGCTTGAGCTTATGTAATTAGAGTAATATAGTTCGCTTATAGTATTATATACTAGTCTTTGATACTCTACGGAGGTTATACCCGTGGTCGGTTCTTCTAATGAGAATAGTCCAGTTATATTCTTACCTTTAAACATGTTTATCCCTGCGTTATTAATACCTGCAGGGGTTTGGTATGCAAAGGCTTTACTTACCTGTAATGGGGTTACTATTATATCGGATGCTAGTAGTGGTTTGTAAACGCTCATTCATTTTAAAAGTCTAATTTTACTCTTAATAAAGTTTCTTTAGTGAAGTCTTTTGTTAAAGGTTTTGAGAGTTTGCAGATAGCTAGTAGTTCGTTTACGTCGTTATATAGTCCTACAGATGTTACGAAGGTTTGTGGAGAGTTGATCTGAGATGGAAATAATACGTCTCCTGTAGACCCTGATATAAATGATGGATTTTCAGAGTAATTAAATTCAGAGTTTCTTGCTCTTATAAATACGTAATCAGATGATAATGTCTCTTGACTATTGATTGCAAAAGAGGCAGCGTTTGATCCAGATATAGCGTTAAACATTTTTTCAATGTTCTCACCTGCAGAGTCATCAGTTCTACTAAAAGGTACACTTCCGGAAAGTGCTAGTGGATTTAATATTATTGTTGAGATGTCAGGTAAGAATAATCCGTAAGATCCAGACTCGGCGCTATAACCCGTACCTCCGTCGTAAGAAGTTCCATTAGAACCGGATATAAGTTGATAAACTCTTCCACATTCAAGGAAAGTAGCAGTAGGAGTATCAACAGAGTTATCTGTTAATTCAAATACCTTTCCTAATGATCCGGATATTTTTATATTAAGAGTACCGGGTAGAAGTTTTTCTTTATACCTTGCTCTCTCTATAGAAAGTGCCCAGAAGAATTCAGAAGTAGTACCTCCGAAATTAAAATCTAACTCTTCGTCTCCATATACTAAGTTTCTAAATTGACCGTAGACGGTTCTTGTAGGGGAAGCTCCAGGTACTAAGTCGTTGTAGTTTGCACTACCTGATCCTTTCTTGTCTCCGTACGCTATTGCGAATTGTACGCTTCCGGTTGAGGCAGTTTTGTAAACGTTCTTATAGTAAGGATCGTTTGTACTTGTTGTAGAGCTTGTAAAGAATGTAGTAAGGGTTGGTGCTTCGTCTGACCATACAGTAGATGTTACTGAGTCTATACTTACTAAAAAGTCTTCTGAGTCTAATTTCTTATATGACATGTTATATTTTCTTGATAGTTACTGGTATAGAAGCTCTTGCTCCGGAGTCTCTTCCTACTACTTGTAGAGTAGCGGTAAGGGTTGAATTGGTTCCGAATAAGGTATTTATTGTAGTTATTATTGAGCTTAAACTAGTACCTATTACTGTTTTTGATACTGCTGTACCTATTGTGGTAGTTGAATTTAAAGCTGTTACTTCTGGAGTATCAACTCCTATTCCGTTAAATGAATTAAACAACCTTACGTCGGAGATAGTAAAAGTATACCCGTTAGTCTCATAAGCTTGTGCTTGAGATAGGTAGTTTAATGTTTGTGGTCTTATTGAGAAAGCTGCTCCTTGTTTTAGAGTTAGTTGACTGTACCCTAAGTCTAATACAGGCATTCTAGCAGTACCTCTAGGTAGTGTTACAAGTTTGTATTTCATTACTTGAGTCTGATCTGGGAATGCTTCTAGTACTGGCATATTCTCTATTGCTTCTCCGTAGAATCCTGACCCTGAAGGATGCGTAGGATTATACATACTATAATCTACTTCATCGTCAGATAGAGCAAATTGAGTAATTCTAAAGGAACCATCTCCTCTTGCGAGAAGTTCTCTACCTTTTGTTGTTAGTATAGCGTCTAATGTTACTGTGGTGTTGCTTAAAAAACCCATGTTGTACTTTTATTTATTATAAATATATGATTTGTTCAAAGTTAGTTATTATTATACCATCTTAATCACTCCTAAGTCTTGCGCTACTCTCTTAGCGTT